GTATTCGGTGAACGCACTATGGCGACGCTGGGGCGTCTTATGAGCCTGCTGTCATCCTTTGACGTGGTGATATGGATGACGGATGGCTGGCCGCTGTATGAATCCCGCCTGAAGGGAAAGCTGCACGTAATCAGCAAGCGATATACGCAGCGAATTGAGCGGCATAACCTGAATCTGAGGCAGCACCTGGCACGGAAGTCGCTGTCGTTCTCAAAATCGGTGGAGCTGCATGACAAAGTCATCGGGCATTATCTGAACATAAAACACTATCAATAAGTTGGAGTCATTACCGCCATAATCATCCACTCCCCACGGAATTACAGATGCTGAAACTGAGTGGATAAACGACCATACACCAGATTGCGTATCGCGCCGCCTGGCAATAGGGGCTATACCTGAAGCGAATATTGAATAGTAACTCGCGTCGTATATCCCCAGCCCGGTCACTGAATCAAAAATACGCTGACCGTATTGCCATTTATAAACGCCATCTCGTAATCGCTGAACGCGAATACCATCAGAACCGGATGATGCCGATAAGTCCCCAGCGCCCGCGATGTAAACCCCGAAATAGTTTCCAGACCCGTCAAGCGAGCCATCAACATTGCAGTCAATCTCAATCCCGTACACCTCATCGCCGGAATTCAGATTGTACGCATTTGTCAGGATGTTCATGCCCCACAATTTCTGCCGTTCACAGTTAAAACGACTCTATTGCGGCCATCAGAGCGACGAACGGCTCATAGCTCGGACCGCTGGATAGCGTATCGTGGACAGCCATTTCAACAGCCATAGTCTGGTGCTTTACCGACGTTCCATCGATATTCACAGCGCTACATTGTTTTGTTCTGAACGTAGTGCCTGTTATTTTGTGGTTCGGGTACGTTGTCAGCCTCGGCAGAAAAATTGGTATTCGTGACAGTAATTCCCGGGGAAAAAATAACAGTGCACGGCTCGGAGCGATCAAATTCTATCGCGCTGGTTAGAGTGACATTGGCATCAAAAGTGATGTTGCTGGATTCATCAAAAGCAGCCTGTACAGCATCCTGGTCGGACAGCCCCTGATTTTTGTAATAACTGATCGCGACAAGAGGTTTATTACCTAACTTTGCGACCAGTGAGGTCCTTTCGCCTGAACCCAGGTTTGAGCGAAGAGCCGCGTCACCGATGTTCGACCATTTCCCTGTGGGGTTTGCAGCCGACCACACACCGCCATCGTTCTCAGGAGAATCTCCGGCAATGACGTGTTCAAGCTCACCAAGGTATTTGTACCAGGAGCCATTGTAGTAGACGATTTGCTGGCGATTATCTACAGCCAGACCAACAGCCCAGTTGCCAAGCTCCTGCCAGCCGATGGCTGCAACTGCCTGCTCGCCGCGACCAGTGATGTAGTCTATAAAGCGGCTGAAGATCATCTCCATGCCGTGCCAGGTTTTGCGCAGTACACCAAAGCGATCAGGTAATGATTCCGATTCCCGGCCATTGACTAACTTATCGAGGTTAGTTGCATTCTTAAGCAATACCTCTGGTGATGACGAGCCAAGTTTTTTCGATGTTGGCCATACATTGTGCTCCAAAAATGAAAAAACCCGCCGAAGCGGGTGAATTGATTTTTTTGAAAATTGCTAAGCTACGTCGCCAGGGTATGTAGCGTCGTCGTATGCGTAAAAGATTTCTTTATATTCGGGGGCTGTGACCTGGCAAGTACAGTCATCAGACGGGACAATTTCCTGAACGATACCGTGCCGCGCCCCCTTCTCACTGTCACAAAACAACAGGCGAGGTAATTCAACATCCGGATCATCCATAATCCAGTCTTCCGGGTGCAGGTCGTCGTTGTACGGTATAGTAAGGGTGAAGTCATCGACACGTGTCGGCGTTAGCAAACGAGTCGACGGCCGCCCCCCCTGAAACTGAATCCAGCAGCGCGGATTAGCATAGCTCCAGTCAAGAAGCTCAGTGACTGTTAACGTGATAACTTCATCATCGAATGTCACGCCTTCTATCAGACAGCTGATTGTTTTACCCGTCGGAATATCATCAGAAAGAATGATGTGATCGCCAAACTGATAGCACCAGCCAAGAAGCTCAGTTGTGCATTCATAGGTCCTGCGCTGGTGCAGATATTTCATGAGCCTGCGCATACCTATCCGGTAAGCACGATCTGCAGTCATTACAATGCCCAGCGAGTACGACTCCACTTTGCGTGGCACAGGATTATCAGCTGTCCGACACTGAACGATTTCCTCCGCCCAGGTAACCGGATTAATATATGTGACGTCAACACCATCATAATCATCATCAGAAGGGGCCCTGAATGATGTCTGCATTTCCTCTACCGTATCCTGGGGAGTGATGATCCCGGTCCAGGTTTTGATACCTTCGCGCCCGGCAGATAAGAGCCCATCTGATAGCAAAAAATAGCTCATGCCTGCTTCGGTGATTTTGTCGAAAATATCTTTCGCTGAAGCACTGTCGCTGCTTGCCTCATAGTCAAAATATTCTCCCCTCGGCGTCCACCAGGCAGTTTCAAGAGCATTTATTGCAGAGGTGTCGAGCTGATTAGCATTAAATCCAAGACTATTTGCCACATGACGGAATGCGCCGCTTATAGTTCTGTTACCTCCCCCCTCATATTCACGGGTAGCGACCACGCTGACGCGCCTGTCAGACTGTGCCGCCAGCTTCCCTCCGGTTTCAACGGTAATTGCCCAGGTTGTTACACCTGAGTAGGATACCGGTCTTGCCAGAAGCCTCCCTCTCAAAGCCTGCCAGTACATATTGTCGCGCGAGTTATTACTGCCCTGCTCATTGCGTCGACGACAGCGAACTTCCACCAGCCCCGGAGAACTGAGGGTGATCCGCTCAGTGAAACCTAACCCGTTGATGTTTTTCAGCGCGTACTCGCCCTGGTGACTCACCCATCCCGATCCGGAACCGTAGACGCGATACTGAATCTCCCACTCAACATGGCGAATGCGTTTTTTCCCCTTACTGTCAAAGCCGCAGATACCGTTCGGGAAAGAGAAATTCACCTCGAACATATCCACGGTCTCATTTTCAGGGCAAACCAGGAACGGCCCCAGCCAGCTCAGCGTGTCGTTAAGACCAGTGGCCTCATAGTCGATCATCGTCCTGGCGGTGAATCCCGGCCACGACTCATCAACGGACCCATTAACCAGGCGCACCACTGTTGCCGTTGTGCCGTCGGCAGAGACGATCTGGTACTCATTCCCGCGGTGAGCCAGTGAAAGCCGTTGCACACCTTCAGGCATGCCCGAGAATGCGGTTCCCGTAGTGCTGTTATACGCAAGCGTCACGTTTGCCGTTACCGCCGGGCTGCCGCCGGTTGATGCCGTGCCGGAGGTGTAAACCGGGGCATCACCGAAAACGGCTGCAGGCAGCGAGGAGGATGTGATTGCCCCACCAACGAACGGACTGGCCGCCTCGGTTATCAGTACGGTACCGCCGTTGTCCCGTGCGACCAGGCCGGAGCCAGTGAGCCCCTCGGTGATAGCCGCCAGCAGTCCCGACATCGAGATGTAGTTCGCTACCAGCGACACCGTATAGGTGGTGCCCTGCCATGTGATCATGAACGTACTGGAGCTGTTCGAAAAATCGTAGGTGACGGGAGCCGCACTGGCCTGAATTTTTGCTGCACTGCCACCCTCGCCAGGCACAGCATCCTGACCCGGGGTATAGGACGCAATGACGAGGTCATAATCAACACTGTTGAAACTCAGCGTCACCGGCATACCCGCTACGGGAGCAAGTTCGTTAAGCAATGAGCTGGCAAAAACACTGTAACCAGAAGAGGTGGAGATCAGATAATTTGTCGGCGCCTTAATTTCAACTATGGCCCCCGTTATCCAGCTGTCCGGGAGAGAATTATCGTCCTCGTCGTCATCGTCACCATCATCCGTATCAAGGCCTGTAAAGGTTACGGATGCACCAGAAACCGTCATGCTGTCAGCGATAATATCGTCGGAATCAGGTGAGGTCTGGGCCATATCCAGCCCTGTTCCGCTTGATGTTCCGCCGACTTCTGTCGAGTTGAACCAGTTTTCACTTCGCGGATCAGAAGATACGTCTTCTCCTGGCTGGTACACCTTATCGCTGAAACCATCACCCAGCGAGGCTGCCGGGGTTTCTCCAATCCGTTTATCTCCTCCCGTAAACGAAAATCTCCCCTGCCCGACACAAAGAAACATTTCGACCGTCATTCGCGTTGGATCATCGGGGTCAAAACGGGTAACCGGCTGCACCAGATAATCAGGATAGATGCGGCATCGACCAAACACCTCACGTATCGGGTCACCCAGTTTTGCCGTGTTAGCTTTTGCTGGATTAAGCTCAAGTGAGCGACCACTCCCCGATGAATAACCACCGAGATCGACTTTCGGCCCGAAGAACAACGAGTAGGCTGCGCTGGCAGCTGATATCGCAACAGAAACCCAGACAGCAATTTCCAGCCCCGTTCCGTAGGGAACAGGATAAATTCTGACATCACTGTCAGGGCTCAACTGGCAAAGCGGCCACTCATCGGGAGGAAGTGTGCGGCCATTTAATTCAACGGCAACTGGGTGCGATCTGTCCTGGCTGTACCCAGGAACATTTCTGACCATCCATTGATGCAGCGTAATATTGCCGTGCTCATGAGTTTCAAGCGGTTCTCCGGGGAGCCGGGAAGGGTAGATTCTTATCGTCATTGCCAGAACTCCACACGGTTAAACCGACGGACAAATCGCGGAAGAGGTAGAAAGGTGACATTGGTTCCCGGATTACATTCGGCAACCTGCAACTGGCCATCCAGCAAAACAACGATACCAACATGCGTCACGGTTGATCCTGAATAACAAGCAACCCCGGCCCCGATACAAGGCTCACAGCGTGTGAGGGATTTCATAAACTTCCTGGCCTCACGATCGAGCCCTCCCTCATCTTTCGTCACGCCGGAAAAATCCGGCCATAACGGGAGAAGGAGATCGCCGCGGATTTCATTGATAATGCCGAAACAGTCGAGCTCAGGATAAACGCGCCCGCCCTTCAGCCATTTGACCGAAAGGTATTTATCAGAATGGAACATGTGAATACCTCAGGAAGACATATAACGAAGACCGGGATGTTCAGCCAGGTTATAACGATTACGCGGCCAGGCCGTTTTAAGGATGTTCATATATCCGGCAGTTACCTGCACCGCAGTTGCCGTCCACGATCCGGATTTCACATCAAGGGTGTAAGGCGATGCCGCAGGTGCAGATAAATCAGAGGAGATATACCGCCGAAAAGTCAGTGTTGCCGATTTCATTTCGTCCAGAATTCTGTCAATCGTATCGGATACGACACCATCGATGTTACTGATGGAAAAATTTCAGATCTTGCGTTCCGTCGGCATTCCTGGCAGGCAATGCTATATCGATAGCACACCCTTCAAACGTTACCTGCTGCCCGTCTTCTAACGAGGCAGTAATATTGTCCCACCCGCGGGTAAGCCAGTAGTTCTGATCACCTGCCGTGATCTGCAGCGTGTCGTGAATGACTTCAGAGCCGCTGCTTGCATAAAGTTGCTCAAGAATTGTCATGCTCAGGCCACTCTCTGTTTAGCGCAATATCCAGTAACGACTGACCAGCCAGCCATTCCGGGTAATTCCCCCATCCTGTAGGCGGTAACGGACGCTCCCATAACTCCAGCGTTGCGCTGTACTGCCAGTATTTTGGCGCGACAAGTGTCGGACCTTCGTAAATATCAATGAACCTGGCTTTGTAGGGCTTTACCCCGATCGGAGTCTGGAGCCTCAGATAGAACCAGGACTGTCCGTCTTTCAGTGCGTCCCTGAAAAAGGCCTCAAACACCTGCGCCAGCGCATCAGTCTGAAAAATCCATTTAACCGAGGCATGGGTGGGTGTTGAGGTGTATCGCCGCCTTTGCCTTGCTCGACCGGACGTCATTTCCGTTCGCAGTAAAGGTGAGATGGGCTTAAAACCGTACCCGTCCATAAGAGGCATGGGCAGGTACTCATCCGGATAGATAATATCCGCCATTAACTTTCCCTCCGGGCAGTCTATCTTGGTTTTTTGGGCTGTAGATTGGAGTAGATGGCGCGTCCGAATTTCTTCTGGGGGTTATTTACTTCAGCAGTGAGTGTGTTGATGATGCGTCGCTCCAGTGCAGCATTCCTTCGATCTACTGCCAGCATTGTTGCGTCGTCAGGTTGCCCGCTAAACGTGCTACGGGCATCAACACTGACCGCGATTCGTGGTTGCGCCTCAATCTGCCTTGCAGCATCCTGGACTGCCGGTGACTCACGTCCAACCGCACGAACCCCCAGCGAACCATCAGCGCCACGGGTAAGCGGCATGATGGCTTCGGGCCCGGCCTCGCCGAATACACCTGCCCCTTTCGCAAACGCAAAATATTGGGGAGTGCTGTAAACACCATTGCTGTAGGCAGAAAGTGACGGAGAATCGTAAACGCCTCCGAGAGCGTTAAATGAAAAATTAGCTCCCGCGCTTTGAATAGCGGTACCACTACTTGCCGCACCGCTGGCACCGCCGAAAAGACTACCGAACAACCCACCCGCTCCGCCGCCAAATGACGCCATAATTGCTTTGGTGATTAACGCCTGTGTTGCCATCTGGATCAGCGTCTTAATCACCGTTTCGCCCAGGGAAGAGAAAATATTAGACATCCCATCTTTAAAAGAAGCAGCGCCTGTCAGGACGTTTGTCAGGTTGTTAGAGATAGAGTTTGTGGTGGCATCCAGAATCTCGCTGGTTGCAGTGGCAGCCATTGAACTCAGATCAGAAGCCTGACCGGCATAGTTCATCAGGGAATCGCTGATTCCCGCGCGCCAGTCTGACTGCTGTTCATCGGTTTTTTGTAATACTCCTCCTGAATATCCAGGCGTTCGGCAAGCGCCGTTTTAAGCGCTTCCGTTTGCTTTTTATACAGGTCTTCGGAAATCTGCCCACGACTGAAATCACGCTGTAAATCACGCTGCTGCCTCAGAAAATCAGCGCGAATATCCGCCATTTCCTTCATTCGATCACGGGCTTTATCCCCTTGTCCCGCGCCGAGTAAATCGATATTCCCCCTTTCCCGGGCGGCAGCATTACTGTCGGCCAGACCTTCGCGGAATGTTTTTAACTGTTCAGCGATATTTTTCTGATCAATAAGCGCAGCATTGTGTAGCAATGTTTCCTTTTTGGATTTTTCAAGCGAAGATAATTCCCCCTGAGTAACCTGATATTTCATCTTTGCCAGTTCAGTGTTTTGGCTGGAAAGAGCAATTTGCTCCCGTTGCTGTTTAATCAACCGGGTATAGGTATCTTCGGTTTTCTCCGCCTCGGTTTTCCCATGCCTTCCTTTTGGCTTGGGTTTATTTTCCTGGTTGTTTCTCCATTCATTCAGGCCGTTATTAATCAACTCCTGCCGTCCGGTCTGAAACTGAGGATCGTTAGTTAACCCCAGGTCATCCGCAGCGTAACCCAGTCGTGCGCGTTCTTTGTCCTCTCCTTTGAGTTTTGAAAGCGCCAGGTCACGGCGGCTTTTTTCCAGTGCAGCCGTTTGCTGGGTTGTCAGGTCTACCTGTGGTAAGCGTAGTGGTGCGTTTACCAGCCCCTGCCGGGCCATGAGGAGATTATTTCCGAGACCCAGCAAACGGTTAAATTCAGTATGCTCACCGTTCATCATTAATAACGATTGATATGCTGAATTCTGTTCTGCGGCCTGCTGCCGGATTAATGCTATTCTCCTGTTCTCTATCCCTTCCAGTACCGACTGGATCGACTCAGACTTAGCCTGCATCTGAGTCAGCCTCTCCTGTTCAACGGCCAGAGCGGAAGTCGCTTCTTCCAGACTACGGGTGACCGTTTCAACCGAAGTAAGGTGGTTTATCATGAAACCGCCACTGGTTGTCGGCCCGGGGTTGGACAGAACATACTGATAACCCGCAATCTCTTCCTTCAGGCTTTTTACTTTTGATGCCTGTGCATCAACAAGACGGTTTTGCTCCTCCAGCGCCTGACGGGTTTTGGTCTCATTATCAGAAACTTCGGGCAGGGACATTGATTTTGTCTTTTCACGGACTGCATCAATGGTGTTTGCATATTCCTGAGCGGATAATCTGGCCTGTTCCTGATTCTGGTACATCGTGTACCAGGCACCGGCACCAAGCAGAACCAGCCCTGGAATACCGCCAACGAGGCTTAATGCTCCCCCCATGAGCCGCGAACCTACAGCAGTAACCGAGTTCAGCGCAGTCTGAGCGGATACTCTGGCCTGAATATTACGGTTAAGTGACTCCTGCGCCAGTGAGAGCCGTTTTTCTGCGGCGGCCTGCGCGTCTGTACCCCGCGCCGCTGCCAGTGCCTGCTGGGCACGATAAACTGCAGCACGCGCGCGAGCTGTCGAAACCTGCGTCCCTCTGACCTGGGCTTCAGCTAAAGCTACTTCACTTTTTGCGGCGTTAATAATCCCAGCCGTTGCAGAGCTGGCACCAAGAGCCATATTTCCCAAATATCGGGCTGCGCCAACGGCAACAAGCGCTCCGGCAGCAGTGGCGACCTGATCAATATTGTTGGCTACGCCATCAAGTAATCCGGTCAGGGTATTTGTGGCGCCACTAGCTTCATTAGCTCCACCGACCCATTGCATAAAAGAGTTTTCAACTTTTGTTGCCGACGATGAAACAGTCTGCGGCAATTCACCATATTCATTCCGTAGCTTACCAAGCTGGCTGATGAGGGCTGGCACTACTTTATCAATGGTTAACTGCCCCTGATCCGCCATAGATTTAAGGTCTTTACGCGCAACCCCCATCCCTGCCGCAAGCGCCCGTATAACCCTGTCGCCGCTCTCGTTGACTGCATTGAATTCTTCACCTCTCAGCACGCCCTGCGCCAGAGCCTGGCTAAACTGAGTGATGACCGAACTGGACTCCTGAGCATTCGCGCCAGAAAGTTTTAAACCAGTAGAAATAGCCTCAGTAATATCCAGCACCTGGCTAGAGCTGTAACCATATTCCCGCATTGAGGCTGCTGAACGGGAAAATAAATTAGCGTTGTCAGAAAAAGATGTGCCCGTTTTCTGGCTGATATCCATCAGCTGTTTTTGAGAGCTGGTAAAATCATCAGTTGACTGAGATGCCTGTTTTAAGCGGGCGTTTACTGAATTCCATTCATCAGCCAGGGATATCAAATGCCCCGTAGCAAAAGCACCAGCAAATGCCCCGGTCAATCCAAGTGCGGTAGCCTTTGCTGACTCCATCTGGTCAGTTAGCTCTGCAACAGAACGGCGAGTTTCCCGAACTGAAGCTGCAGCCTGCCTGCCGCCATTCTGCATTGTCTTATAATAGTCAGCCCCCATACGTGACGCGCGGGCTATCTCGGTCTGGAATGACTGAGAGTTAGCAGAAACTTTAATGATAAGTTCACGCAGGGTTGCCATTTCATTTCCTCAGAAACAAAAAGCCCCACATTGTGGGGCTTTTTTATGATTTCAATATTATTAAATTAAACCAGCTTTTTTCCTTGCTTCTTCCAGATAATCTTTTTCTGGTTCCTCTTTTTTATGAGCAAGTGCAATCAGAAGATCAATTTGAGCACTTTGCTTTTCAGAGATTTCTTTAAGCATAGCGATCTGATCATTAGCTCTTACGCTTCCTCTGTTCAGGAAATACCAGATAACAAGATCAATAAGGCGAGCAAAAACAAATAATAATATCCAGCCAGTAGTAGTCATTTAAAGCACTCCGTGTGTCAAAAAAAACAACATAACACCTGTTATGAGTGGCATCCACACGAATTATCACTGGCTATGCTGACGCAGCCAGCAGTGCCGCTTCCAGCCCTGCAAAGGGATCGCCGCCGTCGTTTACCTCAATCTCTTCTGTGCTCCACTGAAGCTGAGCATCTTCAATGGTGACTTTAACGCCCTGCGCTCCGTAAACCGCAGATACCAGCTGAGCATTGAGGATATCGCCGCGAATATCGCCGATTGGGCTGATACGGTCGTACTCAGCCCACATCCTGAATTCGCCAACCGTCATGGTTTGTCGCAGTTCGCCCAGCGTGCGGCCCATCCGGAGCGCCAGCGCCATCAGGAACTGCATGCCAGGCATTTTTACTTTGCTTTAGCATCATCCGCGTCACGAATGAGATCAAGTGCCTGCTTCAACAGCCGGGAATGCACAGGGCCATAGATCGCTTCAACCTGTTCGGTGTCATCGACAGTAAAGACGGGCTGCAGGTCGGTATCCAGCAAAATATCGATGAAAAGCGTGACGTCGGCCCGCATCGTGCGGAAGGCTCGTTCTGAAGGGGTCAGTTCTGGTGCCTCCTGGGGCTCCTGCCCTTCCGGTAGTTTGGGTGGTTCCGGGCTGGCAATGCCCTGCCAGCGAATCCAGGCTTCTGCTGATGGCTCACGAATGATGACTTTGGCGTTATCCCACTCCGGAACGGAGACTTCTTTTTTACGAAAGCCCGCCATCGGTGCCAGTGCCAGTGCTTTAAGACTCGGTTTTGACATTAATTTTATCGCCGGTCTCCCGGCGCTCCGTTAATTGATTGTGACGGTGCAATCAGAAGAAGTGATCACAGTGCCATCGGCATCAGTAACCACGCAGGAATAAACCCCGGCATCACCGGATACAGCGCTGGCTTTCGTAAACGTTGCGCTGGTCTGGCCGCTGACCGTCGAGGTGCCCTTTTTCCAGGCGTAGGTATAAGGTGCCGTACCGCCCTGGACGACCACGCCCATGGTCAGGGCGCTTCCTGCCGCGACCGTTTGGGACGCCGGAAGGTCAGTAGCAAACGATAGAACTCCTGGGGCGTTAATATTGGTGGGTTTACCTTTCAGACGCAGCGAGAACGTCGCGGCAACGACGCCGTTGGTCTGTGAATCCCAGGTATGCTGACGAACTTCAGCGCGGAACAGGAAGCCATTCCCGGAAGGGAACACAACCTTAAAGCCGTATACGCCGTCATTATCGTAAGCAGTACGCAGCGTATCCTGTGCCGGGTTGCGGTAAAAGTTACCTGAGAGCGACATCTCTGACGGTGCCGGAAGGCCGTTGATATTCTCCGTTTCTTCGGAGCATAGCGTGGTCACGTCAATATCGTTTTTCTGACCAGCGGTAAAGCTGGCCTGTTTAATGGTACAACTCAGGTTGAGCCAGGTCGCCGATGCCAGCTCTTCCGCAGTGACCGGCACTGATGTAATCATTACTACCGTTTTTTGGGCGCGTTCGTACAATGCTGACATTGCAGCCTCCATAAATGAAAAAACCGCCAGCGGCGGTCAGATTGGATTGGTTCCTGTCAGGCAATGACCGTTATTTCAAGCGTTGCCCGATGCAAGTGGGTTGTAGTGTCGTAGCCGGGGATTTTGGTTACTTCGGTAGGTGAAAGCACTTCCAGCCGGGAAAGGGCCTCAAGCCGCAACGCTCTGGCCTCATCGTTAGTTTTTGCCCACACGTCTACCTGAATGTGCAGCGTCGATTCTGCCTGCCCACAGAACACATCCCCGGCAACATCAGTCGGTATCGAGAAAATGATGTAAGGAGCGGCCACATCGGGTAAATCGTCGCTGCCAAGCGGCACCACATACGGATAAACCCGCCCGTCTGCCAGCGGAGCAAGCAAAGCGTAGATATCATCCTCTGTCATTTCGCCAGCACCTCATCAATCGCCTTGTTCATTCGGTTCATTGCTGCCTGTGCGGCTTCTTCCTGCCGGGTATCAAACGCAGGACGCACAAAGGGATGTGCCGGAGCCGTAGCAGTCCCAAGTTCGACAAAGCGCCAGTAAAAAGCATTCCGCTTGTTGCTGGCCTTCATGGTGTTGTCGCTGTTTCCCGTTCGCGGATTAACACCACGAATATGCACCCCCGAGGAGATTTCACCGCGACGGCGGCTTTTCTGGGTGACGACAACAACGTTTTTCTTCAGCTTCCCGGTTTTCTCAGGAGCCCTGTCAATCACTTCCTGCCGGAGAACTTCGGCCCCGGCGCGGGTCGAATCCCGGAGGACTTTGTTGTTTTCGGCTTTGCTGAGGGTTTGCAGGTCTCGGGCGATATCCTGCAAACCGGAAAAATCCAGATTCACATCAATCATTTTTCGGTCCCCTGTTTGCAGAGAATTTCCAGCCGGGTACCTTTGATATCAGGAACCGGAGGCCCGGTAACGTTAAGAACTGCGCCTTTAAACGGGCCGGTCCGTACCTTCAATCGGGATGTGGCTGAAATATCCCTGCGAAAACGCACCCAGACCCGGATTGTCGCATCAGCATGCTCTACGCCAGCGGCTAACAGCTCCCGACCGCTTATCCCCTTAACCTCGGCCCAGATGGTTTTCCCATCTTCCCATTTTTCAACCGGCTGACCTGAAGGTGTTCTGGAGGTTGTGAAGTTCTGAATGGTGACCCGGTGTCGTAATCGTCCAGCCTGCATATCACCTCCTACGTGCCTGGTACTTTTCGGTGCTGCTCCAAAATTGCTTTAACGCCGAACGGGATAGTATTAACGCCGTCGCTGCTTACAGGCTCCCTGTTTTCATACCAGTGCGACACCATGAGCATCAGGGCCAGTTTGATATCATCTTCTATCACCACTCCATCAGGATCGTCGTCTGGAACAGCGTTATCATAAAGACGGCAATTGGTGATTTTTTCCGCGTGCTTCAGAGAGGCGTTGAGGTAGAGCGTTAACATCACATCCTCTGTGTCATCATCGCTGTCGATACGGCACTGGTAACGAAGCTCTTCTACAGAGGGCTTCATTTTCCTTCACCCCGCTTATTGCTGGTTTTAGGCTTAACGGGTGTTTCAATTTCCGGTTGTTCAGTGCCGTCGAGAATCCCCATCTGGGCAGCAACCTCAAGAGCACGTTCAGGAAGTGATCCCGCCTCATATTCACCGGCTGGAATGTTTCTTATCTGAATGCCATCAGGTGACCATTTCAGGTCTTTTTTCAGCAGCATTATGACCTCCATAAGAATGGGGCCGAAGCCCCATCAGATTATGCGCCAGCACCGATCTGCAGCAGTTTAATGGCCTGAGAATCGGCCAGCATTCCGCCAGTACGTTTGGTGGTGTAGAAACCAACGAATGGTTTGTTGGTGTACGGGTCGCGGAGGATACGGGTACCAATGCGATCAACGATCGTATAGCCGCGTTTAAAGTTACCGAACGCAATGGCTTTCGCATCAGCAGCGATATCTGGCATTTGCTCATTCTCGGCAACGCCATAACCCGCCAGAGAGGAAGGCTGGCCCAACTCAAGGCCCGGACGCCAGAGATAGTTACCCTCGGAGTCCTTCAGAATGCGAACTGCAAACAGGCTGTTGTTGTTCATCATGAACTTAGCACCGTTGCGGTGCACCTTGCGCAGGGTGTAGACCAGCTTGATAATTGCATCGGCCGTCACACCCGCCGCCGCACCGGAAAGAATGTGCTGCAGGGTGCCAAAGGCGCGGGTTTTATCGTCATCCAGAGAAGAAGCATAGGCCAGGAAGCCTTTCGGTTTCTTCGTACCATTGCCGCTGGTGAAGGCGATTTCTTCCTGTTCGGAGAACTCAACCGCCAGTTCGCTGTTGATCCAGTCCTCTACGTTAAAGAAAGCATCATCCAGCATCGTCTGGGTTGCCTGAGGGTTTCCGTAGATTTCACCCATGAACGGTTCAATCTGACCGAGTTTGGATGCAGCAGTCTCAGGGCGGGCATCAGTTTCACCGACCCAGCCGGAAGCGGTGCCGCCAAGGTTAACCAGCTTTTTATAGTTGGCACCACCAACGGTGATAGTTGTCGCCTCCTGGCGCATCACTACTTCATCTTTCAGAAGATTGAGAATGGTGCGATCCAGCTCTTCGGGTACGGCATATCCGCCATCTTCATCCACGCCAACCTGCAAGGCTTTACGCTCCAGATCGCGCAGTCCGTCATCCTTACCCTTGCGCATAAAGTCAATGAAAGCGGTTTTGTGCTCGGTTGCGGCCTTGCTTTGAGTGCCACCAGCGGGACGCTTAAGCTGTTTAAGCTCATCTTCCAGCGCGGTTTTCAGCTGATCCAGCTCGGTCAGCTTGCCATTAAGTGTTTCAACTTCTCCGGCCAGCTTGCCTTTTTCTGATTCGATAGCGTCAATGCGCTTATCATTTTTCGCTTTAAAATCATCGAATTTTTTGCTGCAAATCCTGCGCGACCTGCTCAACGTCTTTAATTTCGACTGCCATAATTCAACTCCTGATTAAAATTTGATGTTTTTCAGTGCATCCAGTGCGGCATCCACGCCATCAGCGTCACGCTGAGAGAGGTTGCCATAGCCCCCGGCCATGAATGCTTTGGCCTGGGTGCGGGAGAGCCCAACATCGCGCAGGACCCGTTCAATACTTTTCTGGGAAGGTGTTTCACCACGGGCAAACGCGCTTTTAACATCGCTCACCCGCGCTTCGTCATTCGAAGGAAACGTTACGGGACTGACCTCCCAAAGGTCGATCTCCTTGAGAAGAAACACGCCTTTCTCGCGGTCGTATTCCCAGTCTTTGAGCATGTAACCAATAGAAAGGCCGGTTAAAGAACCGGCCTTCATGTGCGCGTGTGCTCGCTTTGAAAGGGGATCATCATCAATAAGTAACCGGCCTTTGACATATAAGCCGACCTCATCTTCTTTCATTTCGGTATAAACCCCGATAGGTTCATCCATCTGATGTTGCCAGAGCATAGCTGGGAGCGCGTTTTTCTCCCGCCATGACTGAAGTGATTTACTGAAAGCGCCTGGAACAACGACATCGTCGTAACTGTCCTTAACGCCAAACACAGAGCCATAGCCTTCAAACTCCCCGCTGTCGCTGACAGACTTTAGCTTCAGCGGAATATCCAGCCGCTGTTTAGTCATCGGCATCATGTTGTTCCTCGGTTGTTTTGCTCTTATTGCTGTCAGACGGCTTGGTCGTCATATTCATCGGCGTCAGATAAATGTCACCGCCAGAGCGTGGGTTCATATCTTCCAGTTCACGGCAGTCATTTGGTGAGTAAATGCCCCAGTTAATACCGGTTGAATACGATTCGAACCTTGATTTCATATCCCCGCGCAGCAACGCACCGGCATTGAATTTGGCATAATAGGTGCCCTGTTTCGATTCCTTCACCAGACCTACATTAATCCTCTGCTCGATGCGGGTCATGTAAGGGACAAGGGAATAATTAATAAAGCCAATGCCAAGGTTTTCGATATTGCTGAAGGTCGCACGGTCGGTGTTCTGCACCATGTGCATCGGCACCCTGAACAGTCGGCAAATCTCCTCCAGCTGGAATTTTCTGGTTTCAAGAAACTGGCTGTCTTCGGCATTGAGCGCCATCGACTTCCAGTCGAGACCCATTTCGAGAATCATCGGACGATGCGCATTGCTGAGCCCGAGGTGACGATCCTCAAAATCTTTCTTCAACCTGTCATAGGCTGCATCAGTCAACGTTTGTTCAGTACGAAGGACCCCGGAAGTGACAGCGCCGTTTGAGAACAATCGGGCACCGTGCTCTTCTGTCGCCATGCCCAGAGAAATGGCTTCTCTGGCGTATGCAATTGGATTCAGACCAACCAGCCCGTCAAAGGTCAGCGTCCTGACATGCCAGATATCATCCTGACCCAGCACATCCGTCGAGCCATCAGGGAAAGTGACCTGATAAACCGGTTGCCACTGACTGTTTAGCTTTGGGTCTACACAACCCGGATCAATGGGAAGAAGTTCAACCACCTCACCCAAAGCCTTGACCTTGTAGGCATAAAAATTACCACGCAGGCAAAGACAGACGATGACCAGTTCCCAGAACTCCTGAGGGGTCATATAGTCGTTTGGCTTCATCGTCAGTAATTTGTGCAGCCTTTCAGATGTCGCTTTTTGCTTACTGTTGCCAGTGACCTTGTACAGGTTGCAGGGAAGCATTCCCATTGACTCAGCCAGCACCCTTACACAACCAAACACCGCTGTGAGACGCATCGCTTTCTGGCTGCTGACGCGCTTTCCAGTGTAGGTGTCGTAAGTCATCCCTACGGCTTCCGCTAACTCTGCAGGTGTGGTCACCGGAGTATTAGATTTTTGAAACAATCCGGGAAAGAACATCAATCACCGCCTTCGTTTTGAACATTACGTGGCGCGGACAAATATTTCGATACAGCCCATGACCAGAACAGACACAGAACACCAGCAGTAATAAATCCTGCGGGCGGGAATACCAGCCATGCGCCATATGAAAACAAAGCAGCACCGATCACCCCGATCAGCGGGGCAAGAATCATCAGGATCATAAGTGCCTCTTTAAAGTGAACGGACGCCGTAACTTTCCAGGTGGTCAGAAAGGCTTGCCTCAGGTTCCCCGCCATTAACCAGCATTCGACTCATTGCGGTAAATAGCGCAGCGGGACCGTCAATTTTGGCCTCAGGCGTGGATTTGTTAGGGAAAATATTGTCATTTTTATCCGGCTTAACGGTGACGTTTGACATCATCCAGTTCATTACCGGGTGATTGCTGTGGTGGAAACGCCCTCCGTAGACCAGCGATTCAACCTCTTTCATGGATTCAGAAAAGTTTCTGACGGTTTGAGGGACCTCCACCAGCGGTACGCCTTCTTCTGCCAGCGCCAGGCTGAACTGCGTTGCGCTCCACGGGTCGAATCCAGTTTCTTTCAGGTTCTCGCCGTTAATCCATTCCAGAAAATCCGCTTTAATCTGGGCATGATCGATAACGTCACCATCGGTAAGCTCAAGTTTTCCTAGCTCGGCCCATTTGCGATACATCTGCGCCATCTGTGCAGAACATTTTTTCCAGCCGTCCTTCAGGTAGCCAGAATTTAAAGTCAGCATGGGCGTGTCCGTTATCAGCACGCCAGAGCTTTACAGCTGCGCAAATATCGATTTTATGAGCCAGGTCAACGCCAGCCCACATGGGGTAGGTTTTAAGCTCATGCCGGGGAGCGATATACTCGCATTTCTCCCACTTCATCATGTCCATCCAGGCAGACTCAGCCGTTACCCAGATATTCATGTGTTTGGTGAAAAAGTTAACTCTTGCGGAAACCTGCTCTTTCGCTTTCTTAGCCAGGCGGCGAAGATCATCCCAGCGTTTGCAAATACCCAGCCCGGGATTTGCCTTCTGCCATACCGTTTCATCAAACGGATCATCATCCTTATCGAGGGTAAAGATAATGGCAAAATAGGTGTCATCCTTTACCGCGCCTTCTACGTCGCTGTTGTAGCCACGTAACACTTTGATGGCGTAATCACGCTGCTCGTAACAAATACCCTCTTTGTTGAAACCGGCTGTCGTGATGCCAAATAGCAAAGATTGCAGGCGAGCCCCCGTTGCAGTCTCCAGAACGTCCCACACATCACGCGTTTTTATGCGCATGCAACTCGTCAATAATGGCGCAATGGATATTCAGGCCGTCAAGGTTATTTGCATCGGAAGACAGCGGCTCAAATTTGGAAGCGGTTTGCTCCTGATAAATTGCGAGTTTATTGAACTCAAACAGTTTGCCAAGCGTTGGCTTTGCCTTTTTGACCATGTTTTTTGCATCTTCAAACACGATCCGCGCCTGGTCTCTCGTCGTTGCTGCGGAATAGACCTCCGCACCCCCCTCGCTGTCAGCGCCGGTCATATACAGGCCAACGCCAGAAGACAAAGTTGACTTGGCGTTTTTTGCGGGCCACTTCGTTATAGGCTGTCCGGAAGCGGCGAACCATTACCGGCCTTCCGCTGCCGTCATTGCGCAGCACTATTTCGCCAGTTTCTTCATTCACCAGCGGAATAACAAAACCGAAGATGTTTATCAGAATGAAAATATGCCAGTCCATTAATTCAATCGGCTGACCAGCAAGAGCCCCTTTAACGTGAGGCACAAACTTGTAAAAATTAAGAATATGCTGCGCACGCGGTTCGCTGAAGTAAACGCCACGTTCCTCGCCGAATTTCAGATCATCAAGGAAGCGCTGGCAAGCGAGGCGAACAAATTCGCAGGCAATGATATTTCCCGCCACGACACGCTCTGCGTAGCGTATGCCATCTGCAACTTTAGCCATTAGTCTCTCGAATTAAGGAATTTGATGATCAGGTCATCGTCAGGTGTCGTTTCTCGGTTGACTTTCGACCGGCTTGAAGGGGTCATGCCGAATTCGCCCAGCATTGCACGCATACGTTTCCATGCATCCGCTTTCATCATTGCCGCCGGGTGTGGCTTAATCATTCTGATTTCACGTTCCTTCCCTTCATCAGGATCATCCTCGCTGTAAACCGCGTAGGTATATCCCTCACGATCAAGGGTTTCACAGTGATGGCGGTATTCTGTATAGGCTTCAACGAGCAATTCAAGCGCGCGCGCGTCAAGCTGGGACATAACGCCGATAGCGTCCAGTTCCTCAGCCATCCTCTTAAACCAGTACTTCCCCTGCTTGTCGAAATGCTTCGGTGTTGGGGGTACCCCTTTGGGTGGCTCTGGTTCGTTTTTGTTGATCGCTCGCTTTGATGGGTTACCCCTCACCAAACGTAGATGTGTCGGGGTTTTCGGCGGTCCAGACATAATCGAAAACTCCTATTAATCATCGGATGGGGGACCCCAAAAAAAGTTTCTAACCTGCGGCGGTGTGAAAAAAGGCTAGGCGGCGGTCCTTTGGACCTTCGCCGTCAGGGATTTGACCCCGCCCCCCATCTGCCTCGCCTCAAATGTGAATCGATATCATTTGATGCGTTCGCGCCCGGTTTTCGTTCGATGGCAGGGCCAGCATAGGCTTTCGAGGTTCGAATCGTCATCGGTACCCCCATGAGCCTTGGCCTTGATGTGGTCAACCGTCTTTGCTGCGACAGCTCGCCCGCTTCGAAGGCAGTTCTGACACAAGTGATTATCACGCTTAAGGATGCAGGCTCGTATGACGTCCCATTTGCTACCATAGCCACGCTCATGCCTGCTCTTACCCTGCTGATGCTGCTGCCAACCTTCATTGCGGTGCTTCTCGCAGTAGCCTGAGCGGTCGGTTGTTGTGCCTGCGCATCCACGCTTACGGCATGCACGGGGAATTAGTGCGGGCATCGTTTTAACTCCAAAAAAAAAAAAGCCCCGCATTTGCAGGGCTATCTATTTATGAGATCAACGGAGTATTGATATGGCATCAATTACTTCTTGATCATCTAAGTCTCTGTCTGATGCGATATAATATTCTTCACGCCTCGCATTATTAGGGACTTGTACGACTAATATTGGCAAATCTGTAACCGCACCATCTGGATATTGTAGGCGAATCTCCCTGAGGTGAAGACCGACAGTAACCGTATATGGTTCTGCTCCATTGAAAAAGACAATAACTTTTCTCATCATAATGTTGGCCCTGATTCCAGTTTTAACCAGGTGACATTATCACAGGCACTCTGTGAATGCCTGCTGTAATGCCTTAGCTCGCCTGCTCTGCGATGGTATCAAACAGCGTCAGCGCTTCAGTAGACTCCTGAATTGCTTTCATGGCCTTAGCCACGTAGGTGTTCTCAGTTGTGACGCGGTTGTATTGCTGGACGAACATTTGATACTTGAGATCGTCGTCCTGTACGAACTGAATGGCTTCTTTCGCTGCGGCTGTGTCATAGCCCAGCATTGCAAGCAAGTTCATTCGAATCTGTTGAGCTGAAGTGATCTCTGCCATGTGTTACCTCTGTGCGATGTGGGGAGCATTATCGAAGCCGCACGGTAGCGGCACTGATCGAATATCAGGATGTTACAAAAAGTTACGCTCGCTTATCTTTGAGTTTCCACACAGCAAAATAAGGAGCTTTTATGTCTGTTGATAATCAGAAACTTTTCCAGAAAATCGTCGAGGAGCTGGAATCACTTCAAGGTGAGACCGAGGTACTATCTATCGCTATATCTTGCCTCTTCAGCGAGATGCCATCAGATAGCGCCAGTAAAGTGAGGGTTAAATTCACAAAGGCCGTGATTGAACTAAACACCCTTAAGCCAGCAGCAGCTCCTAGTCGAAGGAGGTCGCGTCACGACGTGTATTCAAAAGCGCTGTCAATGATGACCAAGCCTGAATAATTTCGGCATCAAGGTTGCTAAGGAATACGCTTCGGGCATCCTGCGTGTTCCTTTCCTCTTCTGGCTTTAATGCTGCCGGCACTGCGTCAGAGATGTTGATCGGCAGGCTGAGGCTTCTCAGTTCTTCTTTGAGCAGGCGAACCTTTTCGATTACTGAATCAATGGCGTTGTCATCAATTTCAATTACGAGTTTTCGTTCTTTCATAGATACTCCGTTCCGGGCATAAAAAGTCCCGCTATTGCCAGTCATCACGATTGAAAGTTGCCACAGAGTAGCGGGCAACATTTCTCCGCTATACTGTTAAATAGCCGAGCTCAACAGAACAGGAACGAAAATATGATCGATCATTACTATGTAACTCATGCTCAACTCCTGGCGCTGAGAAACGTTGTTGCTTTTATTGTGCAAACGATGCCTGAAGAACAAAAAGAGAGTGTCCTTCAGGTTTTGAAAAAAATTTGCTGAAATAGAATTAATAGATGGTATCGACGCGCCGCCTACGAGTGATATCACCCCGAAAACAGTTGAGAAGTTAAATAAAGCCTACAAGGCAATCTTCAATGACATTATCGATCTTTCAACGCCTGGCAGGAAATCTGCTTCAGCAAGCTACCTGCAATAGCTCTCGACCTTATCTCCATGATGGCCAGAACCTTCTTGTCTGGCCCTTTCTCAAGTTTGCTCAGCCGAAATTCAATATTCTTTGTCTTGGTCATCGTGTAACCCTGTCTGTTGATTGCGGGCAGTTGGCCTGCACGGATTTGTTGTGCGCCAGAATGTCGCGCTTCGTCTGTTTATCCATCACGTCTATATCGTGGTCAGTCAGGTAGATGATCCGCACCCAGTTGCAGGCGGTATCAACCACCACCGGGGCGGGTAAAGTTTTCGCGCAGCTCGCGATCAACATCGTCATCAGGCATACGCTTAACGCTCTCTTCAACATCGCTGGCCCCTTTCGTTGCATCAGCCCGGCGTTCTGCCGCGGCGACTGTAGCAGCGGCGTTCTCTTCGCTGCGCTGCTGCTCGGCCTTTGATTCAGCTTTACTGGTCCCGCGAGCATGGCCAATACCGAACGCGCCAGCGATAACCGCCAGCAAAGCAGTTGCCAAACCAATAATCATTTCAATGCCCATAGTGACCTCATACCAGTACAGATTTAGCCAGGTTAAACAGCGCTCGGCGTTTATCCAGACCGTTTCGACCACCGTTAATAAGCAGCGTTACACGCTCCACGTCGCCGGAATGAAGCAGGCAACCGTGGGAAACATAAAACCATGCGGCTGAACGCGCTGCGTAATCATCTCGCTCCAGCAGCTCAGGCTGGGTGACAAGTTCAAGCTTCAGCGCCAGTCCGCAGCTGCGATAGTTGCTCAGGCCCGTGACTTGTTTCAGACCGCGACCGCGATATTTCCAGCCATCACCGGCAACCTGATTACCGAGATTCTTTTTTCCCCACTCGCCCCCATACACCAGATTCGCGATTGCTCGCTGATTAGCTGGCTGCGTTGCCGTTCTGCCGAGTGCGGCGGCCTGCTGGGCGGTGATACGGTGTTTACCGAACGTAGGCACAAGGCTATCTGCTGCATAGTTCAGATTTTCCACCAGCCGGGTAAAGCCTCCGGACTCATGTCCCATCTGGGCAATGAACATTGCCTGATCGAGTGGAGCAGTGATGCCAAACTCTTTCATCGCGGCTGCAATATGCGGAAACCAGCGCACAGCTAACCCGGCGCTGATGCCAGCCGCCTTTTGAAATTGTGATTGATTCATTAGTGCCTCAGTGCATCAACCAGACGCGCTATATTCCCCCTGAACCAGAGAACTGCGCCGCAGATAAGAATGTTTGCCAGTACCACCAGCCAGTGGGATGACTCGTACAAGCCAAACAGGAAACGGAAAGGGATGCTGGCATAAACCAGCACAGTGAAGTAAGCCATCAGCGATATCATGGGGCGGTGTCTTGACCCGTCGCGCCGATAGAACATCAACGCCCCAACAATTACAGCGCATATCACCGCATTGACGATTGCGCTCGGATCACTTGTTACCATTGCTTGTCCCTCCTCCACGTAAGCGAGAGAGAATCCCAAACAGGCTACCCAGATCCTGACTGTTAACGAACGTCAGCAATTTAATGGCTATGGCTGCAACGATTACAGCACCGAGTGCATCAAGCGGCCTGTCACTGTACCCCGTCCACTTTGAGAAGTAAGACCCCAGCAGAGGAGCACCAATCACACCGAAGATGAATGAAGTTATGAAGTAGCCCACCAGCTTTAGGCGGCTGATATTTACTGCCGTAGCGACATAGAACACTGCCCCAGCGAACGCACCAAATACCACGCCATAATCAATGCCAGTTGCAAGGCCGAACATACTGGCCCCCATCAGCCCGCCAGCAGCTACCGTTGTGCCAGAAACAGGATCGGACATTTAGCCCCCTCTTATTGCTGTGAGTCCTCTCAGAATTGAGGGGAAAAAGAAAAGGCCGCGCATAAGCGCAGCCTCAAATGATTTGTACCTCAGCTTTCCGAGGCGCCTTATTCATGGCGAAAAAAAAGCCCGCTCAGAGGAACGGGCAGAAATGTAAGCAATACTGATTCTGTACCGGATCGAGACGCACCTAATAGTCCGAGCTACCGATTTACCAGGAGAGCGCTCATTTTTCCGTTACTACCTTTTAAACATAGCTGGAGAAGCCGAAACGACAACCCCACTACCAAATAGCTTAGTGGCATTGCGTGGTGCCGGGTGCCTCCCGGTGAGCATGCCCCAGTCGGCATGGCCCGCGCTGCATTTACAGGTTCTGTAACTGACTGGTCGCCCCTCCGCATAGGGGGATTCACCACACCAGAAATTTAACATTCAGTCTTTCAGGTTTCAATACTCTGTATGGGTCCACCACATATTGCAATTTTTACTCTCACGTAAAATATAGTCCACTGGCGTCATCAGTTCGAGTGATTTATGTGGCCTTTTGCTGTTATACAGCACCAGATATTCAGCCATTCTTTGATTAAACAAATTCAGGTCGTCAAAAAGCAACAATTCATTGAATTCAATAAATTGTTCTCTAAGTGTCCGGTTAAATCGCTCACAGGTCGCATTCATTTTCGGTGTGTACGGATAGGTCCAGATGTGTTTAATCGAGGCTTCCTGCAACGTTTTTATCAAAGTTTCCAAGGAATTCCTTACCGTTGTCAGTAACAACCTGTTTGATAGCAACAGGAAAGAGCTTTGTGGCCTTGCTGAAGAAATGGCTGGTGATATCGCTGTTGAGTGAAGGAACTGCCAGGGCGAGCGCGTAGTCGCTGTGCTCGTCGATCATGGTAATAATATAGCGGCGCAGATCCCCCATTCTGAGTTCAATCGCGTCCATCCCTATGAGTTCGCCTGTTTTTACCGGGCGGTACTGTTTAGGCCTTCTGGGCTTCACTGAGCGTTTTTTTTTATCAACCTGACTTTGCCTCTGGCACTGAGGCGAACGGGAACCATCCGCATTTTATCGTGCGCTCCGGCAATGATCCTTCCAATGGTTGATGTACTGGGACAGGTAAAATGTCGCAGTTCACACCATGCCTTCAGCCTGACAAAAATCTGCTCTTTGCCGAGATTGGGTAGCTCAGTTCTCAGGCGCCTGATTTCCTTGATCACATCAGGGTGCCAGTGCCTTGAACGGCGAACCAGGGGGGCTTTGCTTCTTGGAATAAGCGCCTGAGGACCACCGGTGCGAAGCAACTGGCGCCACCAGTAGAGCGTTCGTGTTGATACGCCAAAAGCATCAGCTGCGGCACGGATACCATGCTTATCCCAGAAGTTCAGGGCCTTCATTCTTAACTTCGCAATCTCGGGCATAAGGGAGTGTTTCATCGCATAAGCAGTTGCTCGGTAATACCCAAAATAGCCTACTCCGACATGTTGCATCAACATCAGGTAACCCCCTTATTAACCCTGAGGTATTTGCAATATCTGTGTGAACTTACACATACTCTGCTTGTCTGAGGTATCGCCCAGCCTGATGTTATCAGCGTGTAGCGGCTTGTTTTTCTCTTTGATAAAATTGATTCGCAAATGATTAAAACATCAACTGGTGAAAATATGAGTAAGTACTCAGACCTTTTACAGGTAATCAAGTCACGGGTTTGCCAAAATAACAACTTCCCCCAAACATTACTGGCAGACTCACACAGTTACAGAGCCAGGCAGGTTTGGTACCGAATAGGACAAATATTCACTCTTGAATGTATTCTCGATGAGTACAGGAAACATTTTTCATCGGATTATTATTATCTTGATAACGATAAGGCTCTTCATCACCTTATCTTCGAAATGACCAAGTGGAAACCTGAAGAGATTAGAAGACTCTCGCTAAACGACTGTCTCTTTATCATTGCCAGTCAACTAAAGCCCAGTTATATGTCAGAAGATGCTGCCGCTGTCCTGGCGTCACTCAATCTGCCGACTGGCCACTATCCTGTTGAGGATTTTCCACAAGAGGACTGGGATCCCAGGGAAAACTCAGCATTCCTTCAAAGCTACCAGTAGCGACTCGCCCAATCTCCGCAGAGATCTGACTCAGCCGCTCCTCAAGAGCGGCTTTTTCTGCTATCAGACGGTTGAAGTGGGCAAGATAGATTTTCTGTTGCCCAAGCCAGTCTTCAAGCTGTTGAGTGGTCATGCCCGGGTTAAAAAATATGGCTGCAGCATAGCTCCCCCCAGAAAAGCAAAAACCCCACCATATAGGCAGGGCTTCATTGTTTGATTTCGTACGGGCGTTATATCCCACTATTTGAAGATTACACGACAACTTCGGACAAAATCAAGTTTTTTGTTTCTAAAATGCAAAATAATGCCGCTATCTTATTAATACGCTGTCGCGCGCTGAAACTCCTTATCAGCCTGTGCCTCCCCCTCCCGGCAGATGTCCACCAGCGCATCGCAGAAAGGTTTCCAGTTACGGGTCCATGTTCTGACATGCAGATCAGGAATGAGGGTCAGAATCGCTTTGTAAGCTGCTGTGGATGGCACCGTTGAGAATCCATTCCCCGAACAGCGCTCGCACGCCTTGTAAACTGGTGCCCCACGCTCTTTGGTCTCTTTTCGATCCAGAACCTGACCTGAACCGCCGCAGCGACAGCGAGCGCTGATCGCCCCCTTGCCGTCACAGATTTCACATTTAGCACTGACGTTGATTTTTACTTCAGTCCACTTATCCCAGTCGGACGGACGAACAGCACGGGACCTGCTAGCCCAATATGGTGCTTTGCCCCACGGGTTAGAAACTTTGCGTTCAGTGGTAGTGCTTTCGATCTTGCCGGTGCCATTGCATACCCTGCAGGCCCCCGTTGTTTCAGCTGAACGGGAATACTCTGCAAAGGCAAATTGCGCCAGAATCAGGCAGCAGCGCCCCAGCGCTTTACCCGCAGCCTTGCGAACGTTCTTTGGTGCTGTATCTGTGGCATACCGCGCCAGCGCCTGAACAGCCAGCTGCTCATCGGTCTTACTGATGCCCGTCTTACCGAAGAACGCCGCCAGCCCGAACCGCGCCCGGCTGCTGGTGGTACCGATGGCCGCCATAACATCTGTTCCGGTCAGTCGATTTGGCGATGTGCTTTTCACGTCGTCGCTGATATGCATGCCCTGAGGGCTAAAGTGTTTGAGGGAGGCTTCCAGTTTCATTCTTCGCACTCCCCGACCAGGTTCAAAATAATGCGATCAAACAGCGAATCCCGTTCCTCAAAATAGTCACATGCCAGTAACCACTTGCAGACTGTTAATGCTTCAGCCCGGGTAACTGGTTTCATGGCGCACAAAAGGTCAGTGAGCCACCCGCGCCGATCCCAGATAATCTGGACGTAGCCATCGCCATTTTGTGTTTTATACCTGTGACGAAGTACGGATTCCCAGTAATCCCATTCAATGGTTACATCGCTTAATGTCCAGGGAGAGAGGAGGATGTTTTTAAAACCTTTAATTTCTCTTACGCGAAGTTCTTCCGCCTCACGACTTAAGTTTTTTTCATCGGCCCAGTTTGCATAAATATGACTGAAGCGATCCATAACAAGGCGCTCAGCATCAGTAATTTTCTCAGGCGAAAAGTCCTGTTCGATGGTGAAGAATTGGTTATGTTGCAGATTGTTATTGTTCATCATGCTGCCACCTTTTTATAGAAAACTTGTTCACGAACCTGATCGCCGTTCATAAGCATATCATTGAAATCTCCGTTATCCGGCCAGCGTATGCTGACTTTCACCAGGTCGTTTTTTTTCGCCAGCAGGTTTGCGTGGGCGCACTCGAACGCCGCGGCATGTCCAGTTGCAGAGTGCTTGTCCATGTCGGCAAAAATAATCAGATGCTTCACACCTGCCGGGACCCGGAATTTCTTCATAAACCCGCTGTTGATTACCGCCCAGGTGTTGACGCCATAAACCTGATAACAGGAGAGTGCTGTTTCGATACCTTCGGCAATGCCGATCGTCGTTGATACCGGAAACATGCGAATGGCCACAGAGCGGGCGTGATCCAGATAGCTGTCCTCTTGAAGCGACTTAAGACGTTTGGCGCTATCAATATCTGCCTTCCTGTCGCCGTCCAGCAGCGTCTGGTGCAGGTAACAAAGCTCAGCTTTGTCATCGGTAGCTAGGGCATACAGAGCTTGATAAACGCGCCCCGCATGGCGTTGGCGGTCACAAAAACGGATGCCTTCTGCCGGCAGGCGACTTATCCCACGTTGAAGAAGGTAACCAGCCGCGCTAGTTCCCCGTAAATCGAGCAACTTGGAAAACTTACTGATGACTCGCTGGCGCTGCCGCGCCGCCGAACTGTTAGAAGGCACGTTGATGCGCTGATAGTTATTCCCGATGAGCTGGTCCACTTCTGCGCAGATGGCGGAAAAGCTTTTTGACTGGGTCAGGGTCAGCAGCTTCATCCCGTCACCGCTACCGCATACACAGATCCATGTACCCTGACCGTCACGGTCATCAACGCGATACTTCCCCCGCGCCTTACAGACCGGACATTCTCCCTTGTAATGGTTTTTCCCGGTGATAGGCGGCAGCCCGTAATATTCAAAAATTTCTGACCACCGGCCTTTTGCTGCTTCTGCTGTTTTCATATCACTGACTCGCACTATTTACGTTTTTCTGGAGTTTTCGTTTTGCTTCGATAATTAATTGCCCGTCGCTGCCCTCAGGAGGCTCATAGTTGATACTGGCGCTCGGAGGTGGAAATAGATCCTGGTCAGGTTTCTTCCCCATCTGCTGCAGGCGTTCGCGGCGTTTAGCAAATTTGATAAGTTTGTGTTTGATGTGATTGCTGACCTCCGGTGTGATCTCCATTGGAAAGTCGCTTAAGCCGTTGGGCCATTCGCCGAATTTCTCCTGAAAGGTATGAGCACACCAGCCATCGCTGACAGGTTTCCCCTGCGCCGCACGATGACGCTGGTAAAACTTGATCTGACTCCACCAGGACTGCTTGTCGCTTTTGGTATAAACCGTTTCGTGCTTGCTCATTTTTTGATGTTGCGGGTGCCGTCAGTCTCGACGTCCTGACCAACGAGCGGTTTAAATCCGCACTTTGGGCAGACGTAAACGCCGGATGGCTTCATGAAATGACATTCGGGGCATTCTTTCGGAAGTTTTTTCTTCGCGTTCCTTAGTTGCGCCGGCAGCGGCCGCTTTCATGCCGTCGTTTTTGGATGGCAGATCGTCGTATTCGATGGAGTCAGGGAAGCCGAGGCGATGCACAGTGCCACTGTGATCAAAAATCAGGCAGGCATCTTTCCCGGGTGCAGTTCGCAGTCCGCGGCCAAGCGCCTGCAACCAGCGGATTTCACTCTTTGTCGGCCGGGCGTAGATAATGCAGCGAACATCGCTATCAAAACCGGCTACCAAAACACCAACACTGACGATTATTTTTGTGGCGCCAGTCTCGAAGCGATGAATCATCACCTGCCGTTCTTCGTGGGGTGTTTCTGCGACCATGACCTCAGCATTAATACCCGCCTTGTTAAACTGCATGGTTACAAAGTTTGCGTGAGCCTTGTTAACGCAGAACGCCACCGTAGGAAGGTCACGACCATGACGAAGCCAGTTATCGACGATATCGCCCACCAGGTCAGAACCGCACATGATTTCCGCCAGCTGGGACTCGTCGTAATCAGTACCGAACTCCATAGATGGCTTTGTTTCTACCCCGCTAAGATCTGGTTTTGTTGGGGCGAAAAAATTCGTACTTACTGAGGTCACCACGCTGGATCAATTCGCCAATCGTCGTTGGCTTAATCAGGTGTTGATAGTAATGGCCCAGGAACGGCGCAAAAGGGGTACCAGATAAACCGATAACCTTCGCTTTTTTCTCCGCTGTGATCCGTTCGATTTCTTTCAGGATACGGCGTTTACGCAGGTGCGCCTCATCGACAATAAGCAGATCGATGTTTTTGGGAAATTCACGCCTAATGAGCGTATCAGCGCTCGCAATCTGGATCAGCAGATTAGGGTCGTAGTTCGGGTGATCACGCCAGATAAAACTAATCTGGTCTTCCGGCAACCCGTATTCTGTAAAGCGCTGGGCGGTCTGGTTAATCAGGATCGTATACGGGGCGACAAACAGAACACGCATACCACGACTAACCAGGCCGGCGGCGATAAACGCAGCCAGGCCTGTTTTGCCGCTTCCGGTCGGTGCGTAGACGATGAAGGAATCGTGCGCCTTCCAGGTGCGCCGCAGCATGTTAAGCCCACGTTCCTGTGCAAAGTTCGGTGTGATGTTAAGCATTGTCAGCCCTTTTTGAGTTCTACTCTTCCAGGAAGAAACATTCCTGACCTCTTGCCGGGATACCGTGTACCAGTTTGCTAGTGCGCCGCTCTTTTATGGTTCTGCCTTCAAGATCGGTACCTACCTAACCCATGTACCTGTCTGTTGGAAAAGGACGCTATTCCTGCCCTAACTCCCAACTCCCCCCAAACCCCCCTCTTCCCTCTTCCCCATCCTATGTACTCGCAAGCTGATACAGTGAATAAAAAACAGTCAACGTGGTTACCCTGCTATCACCCGGCGCCTTTAAGCCCGGTGACCAACGGATCGTTACCGTGATCCGGCAAGGGGTGGCTGGGTCGTATACCCCTGCAGTGCGCGTCCGTGTGCATCCACGAATCTGCGAAGCCTCACATTGGCTTCATGTCGAGCCCGATTCTCCTGCCGGTATGAAACGGGCTCAGCGTTAAACTCGATTTCGTAAACCTCTGAATACTTCAGAGCTATTTTCCGGCGCAGTGATGAAGGCAATCTCAACAACTGCTCCTGTATCCACTGAGCATCCGCCTGGCAGTAAAGCGCTGGCATTTCAACCCTGACGAAATCCTGTTGCATTGCTTACTCTGCCCGCTTCGCAATAAGGTAAAAAATCCCGCTTATTGGGTCATACCTGATGCTGCGTGGTAGCAGCTTCTGGAAGTAGCGAGGATCAGGCTTAGCGGTTGACTGTTGTGACATGTCACACCTCTGCAGCTCGTGGCATCCCATCAAGCTCGCTTGGATACAAGTCAGGGCGAACCTGATGAGGGGTAATGGCCCAGCCGACAAATTCGCAAAGTTTCAATACAAAGCGAGCAGGGATTACAGACTTAGCAAACCACTGATTCACTGCCTGGGGAGTTACTCCCAAGCCTTGAGCAATCGCTCTTTGGGAAGTAATGGCACACAATTTCACCCGAATCTCTTCGTTCATAAATCACCATCAAGTTAAACTTTATTTTAATGAGTCTATATCAAGATTTAATTAACATGCAAGAAGTAAAACCATGCGTTAAACTTGAGATCAAGCATTGCTTTAGATAATGGCTTTAATGAAACTTTTGGAGAGATACAGTGGCCACGGCAAACATGATTCAAGAACTTCTGAAGGAAAAAGGGTGGAGTAAAGCCGAGCTGGCTCGTCAGTTAGGGGTTAGCACGCAGACGGTTGTCTACTGGACGAAGGGAGACACTGTCCCAAGGGGTAAGAGATTAGCCCAGCTTTCTGAAATCAGTGGTTACCCACAATCCTGGTTTCTGGGTGAGGGACAACCCGCCACCTTCCCTGCGTCCGCTCAAAAACGAGATACTGATAGCGTTAAATTCAAAGTATTAGATATTGAATTCAGTTGTGGTGATGGAGTTAGCGTGAAAAGTGACTTCATTGATGTGGTCCGCTCCATAGAGTTAGACCCCGAGTACGCTCGTCAAGTTGTAGGCAACAGACCCTTCAAGAACATTGAGATTGGCAATGCCAGGGGTGATAGCATGTCGCCAACAATAGCACCGGGTGATTTATTATTTCTAGATAAAACAATAACATACTTCGATGGTGACGGGATTTATGCTTTTTGTTTTGAAGGTGAATGTTATGTAAAGAGGCTGCAAAAATAGGCAGCAAAATTGTAGTATTATCTGACAACTCGAATTACCAATCTTGGAGCATCGAGAAGGATGCCTTGGATATGCTCTACATCCAGTCAAAAGTTATCTCATCAGTTCCTTTCAACATTAACAGATTCGGTTAATTATTGATAGACAACGGGCTTTTGCCCGTTCCTCCCTTTTAAATCTACCTATACCCAAAAAAACAATCAAGTTTAACTTGACTGCATAAAATCATAAAGCTAACCTCTCACTATCAAGTTTAACTTGATTTAGTAAGCGCTCAATACTTGTGTGAGGTGAACAATGAAAACTCCAATCCAAATGCTTGAAGTGTTTGTATCAGACATAATAGAAAACACTGTTCTTCTGGAGGAGATCTATAAAAAAAGTAACGAGAATTACGAAACGGATTGTTCTATAAAGAGCCTAATTCGTTCAATGCAAAAGACCGTAGATAACATGAACGGATATATTAAGAGTCATATTAATTCAGTCAAACCCTGCATACCTGTAGCGGCCAGAAACGATCTGACTGATGATATATTCGATGTGATTCTTACTGCTAAAAAACTTGAAGCAGTCGCGCAAACTTATAGTGAGTCTTTTTTTACTGACGAGGACAATGACAACCCCGCGTGCCATATGTCAGCTGTGATATTTGACTATGCTCGTGAACTTTGCACTGATCTTAAGGCTATCGAGAATAAAATAGGCTAATTACGAAACCAGTTTAGAACGGCCTTGGGGTGCCGGGGGTTCTTGCCCCCTAAATATTGCGAGGTATTTGTTATGAGTTTCATTATTGACCGCAACGCATATAAAACCGCCCTGCTTTATGCAGCTAACGGGCACGAAATAATAGCAGGCCTTTATCTGCGTAAAGCCTACGGGAGGTAATTATGGGTATGCAGCGCCGCCAAGATATTCAGTGCGTCACCATTAAGGCTGAGCAACTTAACTTCCTTATGCAGACAATTTTCACACATCACAAGGACTTTGACTGCCATCAACTTGATGGGGTTTTAGGTCTTGCATATGACCTTGCTGGCGAGGTCTATTCATGGATGGAAAAAGAGGAAAAGATTGTACAGCAAAATGAAGAACACAAAAGAAGGGGTAATTAGATGAGTAACTTAATTACTACCTATCGCCGCCGAATTTTAAAAGCAGCCTTGTTACGCCACCAGCGAAAGACTGGGAGTAGCTTACTTGTCATTAAGCTTAACAAGGGTGGGATTAGTACTATCGAATTAACTGAGATTCTTCTTGATGGATTGTTGCGGAAATTCGAGCGACTGGCGCTCGGTGAATACGGAAATGTGGAAGGCGTGAAAGCTCTTAAGGGAATTTACAGCAACTCTGTTGATGTTAATGGCAGCGGCGAATTCCTCACAGAAAGCGGGAAAGAGTTAATCGACGAGCTTATTTCTGAACTGGTGGAGTTCGTCAAAAAGCAGAAACCAGTTACTGCGGAGTCCGGCAATGAATAACCAGCAAACAATGCTCTATCAGGGTGTGCTGATCCCCCGCCCCGCGTTGAACGTGGATCTGCATGTCCTCCCTGATTTTACCGGGCGGGTAGTCGTGCACATCGAGAACGGGAGGGTGATATGCGACCGCCAGCTGTTCGACGACGAGCACATTTGCTCACTGGCCACGTTTTATCGAAATGGCGCGAGAAATGGAGCTGAGATTTGAGGAGGTAGCTGGTGGCACTGACAGCGATACGAATTCCTGAGAGGTTTCACCTGCAGGCGCTGCAGGTCCTGCTGCGGTATCGGCGCCGGCGGATATTCCCGCGGCGAATGCGCCGCACCGGCTACCTCAGCCTGAAGGTTAACCCACGCTGGCGCCTGTTATCGAAAGATGATGGCCGGAACTGGGAAGTTATGAGTCATGAAACCTATAACCGGGAGAAAGACAAATGATTGACAACAGAACTGTCAGCGCCATTGACCTGGCGTTGCAAAAGCACCCAACGCCAGTTGGTGATCTGTTCGCCGCGATCCGCCACGGACGCATGAAGCGGTGCTTCAGCCGGGATACCGCAATTCGTTACCTGGCGTTCTTCATGACCTCCCGAGCTTTTGGGCGTTCTGGTTTCAAGCAGCGTTATCCGGACGTGCAGGTAATTCATCCACTGAATCCAGAACTGAGTAGCTGGAAACGTGGCGCCGTGACCACTGAGTATTTCAACGCCCACCAGCGCACCGTTCGCCGGCTGCGTCGCATCCTTGCCCGCAAAAGAGAAATGCAAAAGTGGTGCAAAAAGTGGGATGCCATGCACGACCGCTACGTGAAAGAGCGCGAAGAACTACAGGCCTGTAAGCCTGGAGGGCTGAGTCGATGATTGCTTACTTACGCGTTGTTCTATCGGTGGTGATTGTCGCCAGCGTTTATGGGCTGTTCGTTCCGATCCTCATTTCGATGAAGGACACGACAGCAGTTATATCCGGTTTTGCCCTAGCGATTCTGACCCCGCCGTGCATCTACGCCATTTGTAAGGGTCTTGTGCTTACCGTAACGAAGGAAAAGAAATGAAAAAAGCAATTATGGCTTCAATTATCGCACTCTCTGCCATCGGCCTTGTTGGTTGCGATCGAGTTGAGCCCGGCAACGTGGGTATCAAGGTGAATAAGTTGGGTGACGATAAAGGCGTTGGTGAAGTCGTCGGAGTCGGCCGCTACTGGACCGGCTGGAATACCGAGGTTTATATCTTTCCGACCTTCAAGCAGATGAAAACGTATGAAGACGCTTTCAACTTCCAGATGAGCGATGGTACCACCATCGGCTACCACATCGGGGTCGCGTACAAGGTTGATCCGACCAAAGTTACAGCCGTTTTCCAGACCTACCGTAAAGGCTTGGACGACATCACCGACACCGACCTGCGGCAGAAAATTGCTGACGCCCTTAATCGTCTCGCAAGTCGGATGAGCACCGATAAATTCATTGACGGCGGGAAAGCTGAGCTGCTTGAAAACGCACTGAAAGAGATCCAGTCCGATATGGGGCCGGTTGGTATCCAGGTGATCAGCCTTTCTTACGTTGGCCGTCCGGAATACCCGCCGACAGTGATCGAAAGCATCAACGCCAAAGTTACGGCCAACCAGAAGACGCTGCAGCGCGAGCAGGAAGTTAAACAACGTGAAGCTGAAGCCAACATGTTACGAGCCGAAGCCGATGGCCAGGCGGATGCAAAGCTGAAATTGGCTGAAGCAGAAGCAAAGTCTATCCAGATCCGTGGGCAGGCCATGCGTGAGAACCCTGAGGTACTGCAACTGGAGGCCATCAACAAATGGAATGGCACCCTGCCCCAGTACATGACCAGCGGAACAAACACCCCTTTTATCCAGGTTAAATGATCCACCAGCCCGGCGACAAGCCGGGCACATATGAGAGGTTCGCATTGCTTCAGAACATGCTTAACCCGGAACCAACCTCAACAGGGATCCGGTCTGGAAACCGGGTGATTGGCTACTCCGCTGCTATTCGCCTGCTGGATAACGGTCGCTATGACAAACACCTTGCCGATGGAATGGAAATTCTGGCCTGCATCATGGAAGCGGTAGAAAGCAACTGGATCACGCTCAATATCGAAAAAGAGTTGATCCTCTGGCGCTGGTTACTGGCTGCCGTGTTCATCACTGAGGAGCTGGAGAAAAACGGAACTGTCGACGTTACGAATGATACTGGCGGTGTTGATACTGCTGTTATCTATTCCAGCAAGCATGGCGCCATTAGCGTCTATCCGGGACCTGAACGCTTTGCACTCGCCAACCATATTGAGCTGGGGGCAATCGAGAAATATGGGCCAGAGGTTGGCCAGCAGCTGGCGCTGCGGATGTATCAGGACATGGTTATTGCTGACAAAGAATTTGGGTTCAGGTTATCAGCACTTGGCCGGGAGGGGCTTAACCTCCTCCATGACAGCTTTATCGAACACATCCAGATCGAAGGTGTGCCAGAAGCACCGATTATGCATTGAGGGGAATGATGATGAATAACTTGATCACTAACAAACCATCCATGACCAGCCTTGAGATCGCCGAGCTGGTAGAAAAAACGCCACGACAACGTGAAACGTACGATTGAGACCCTGATTATGCGTGGCGTTATTACTTCTCCTCAAATTGAGGAAAAGCCTACTGCCGGGCGCCCCACAACAATTTACGTTTTTGAAAGTGAAGAAGGGAAGCGTGACAGCATCATTGTGGTCGCGCAACTCAGCCCCGAGTTTACCGCCAGACTGGTAGATCGCTGGAAAGAGCTGGAAGAAGAACGCTCCCGGCCAAAATCGCAGGCAGAGCTGATCGCTGAAATGGCCCTGCTGAATGTTGAGCAGGAGAGACGCCTCTACCAGGTTGAAGAACAGGTTGAAACCGTCGCGGAAGCTGTCGAAAACATTAAGCGAGGAAATATGCGGCCCGGGTATGTCGGTTATCGCCAGGTGGTCGCAAAAAGCGGCATGACCGATACCAAGTGCCGAAACCTTGTTAACGCATACCGTATCCCCACCGATACTCACGAGTTTATGACACCTGATGGTCTACTGTCTCGCCGGGCGATCGTGGAGTTTGAACCTTTTATGAAAGCATTCCGCCAAATGATGGCAGAAGCCGAACCACGCGGGACCCGTTGGTATCACCCGAAAATGGGACTCTTTCAGGCTATCGGATGGGAGGAAAAACATTGTGAAGGTTGAGTTTAATGATCAAGGCTCGGTATCAGTCATCACGGTCACCAGCACTGTATTTGAGTTCCGCCGGCACAACCGGGCGATTGATGTCGCATTGCTTCTCACGCCTGAAATGACCAGCCAGAGCAGCGGTTTTTTCATTATGAAAACGATTTTAAGCGGCAAGACACATCACGCCCTGCGGGCTTACAAGCATCTGATCCGGGAGGCTAAGCGATGACCAAATCAACCATAACCAGAGAACGCCTGGCAAAAATTAAATCATGGAGTGAAACCTACGGCGCCGGAAGCAACGTAATGCTGCCAGCAGAAGAAGCTGAGGAGCTGGCCCGCATCATGCTGGCCGCAATGGACAGCGTGACGGTGGTGAAAAAAGTGGCCTGCTGGTCTTGCCAAAATGAGGTTGAGATTGCGGCCATTGCTGATTGTGATGGGTGCTGCCCAAAATGCGGCACGCGAATTCATCTCGATGAAGAGCCATACATTGCACCTCTGTCCGCTACGGACCGTGACCAGGTACGCCGAGAGCACGCCGAGTGGTCACATGCTACCTTCGGCAATGTCGGCCCGGTTGGCCCGCTGAAGCACCTTAGCAAAGAAGCGCTTGAAGCCGCTGCCGAACCCGGCGACCTCAGCGAATGGGCTGATACGCAATTCCTGCTGTGGGATGCGCAGCGCCGTGCCGGTATCACTGATGAGCAGATTACCCAGGCGATGATCGATAAGCTGGCGGTAAACAAGCAACGCGAATGGCCGGAGCCGAAAGACGGTGAACCGCGGTTGCACATCAAAGAGCAGCCAGCGCCGGTAGTACCGGATTTCAAAAAACTGGCTCGCGAACTGGTTGATAATCTCGTCGATTGCGGCGGACTGGATGAAGGGGTGAAAGAGAAGTATCTGGAGTGAGCGGAGAAAACCTGCCGCGCCGCCATGCTCGCAGTAACCCCGCAGGAGTGAAGTGATGGACTGGCCTACAGCGTTTTGCACTGTCGGTTGTGCGTTAGCCATAGCCTGGTGCTTAAGGAGCTAATCGATGAATCGTGAATTTGAATTGTGGCGCCACTGTCGTGGCCTGATTGTGGTATGAGGTGAAGATGAACACGATGTTTTTGTTAATGGCCGAATACGGGTCTGCTACGGTTCCGCTCAGCCAGGTATGTGAAAAGTATTTTGGGCTGAAACCGGCAACAGCGGAAAAACGCGCTGCGATGGGCGAGATCCCCATTCCAACGTTCCGAGCCGCAGAAAGCCAAAAAGCACCGCGCATGATCCACATCCAGGACCTTGCGAATCACATTGATGCGCAGCTGAAGAAAGGCCGGGACCTCCTGGAAAAGATGAAAAGCGATCATTAGTGACACTGTAACTCAATTCCGGATGCCGCACATTATGTAGCATCCGGTTTTATTTTTGCATCACTCGGCATCCCAATAGAACCCCAAAACAACACATCATATTGTTTTAATTATTTATTCCCTTCATGTTCAACTGGAGCAACATGGGCAAGTTTATGGCCGTCGGGCTGACGGATCTGCTGGAGAGTTCAGGCATGAACGGTGTTCCGGCGTTTGTCGGTCTTGCGCTGCTGTCGGCTTTTCTGTGTATGTTTATCGCCAGCGGCTCGGCCATCTGGTCGATTCTGGCGCCGATCTTCGTGCCAATGTTTATGCTGTTGGGCTTTCACCCGGCGTTTGCGCAGATCCTGTTTCGTATCGCTGATTCATCGGTGCTGCCGCTGGCGCCGGTGTCACCGTTTGTGCCGTTGTTTCTCGGCTTTCTACAGCGCTACCGGCCGGATGCCCGCCTCGGCACCTACTACTCGCTGGTGCTCCCTTACCCGCTGATTTTTCTCGCCGTCTGGCTGCTGTTGCTGGTGGGCTGGTATCTGGTGGGACTGCCGATCGGCCCTGGCATCTATCCGCGGCTGTCTTAACCCACCGATGCGCCAGGGACGGCCGCCTTAGCTTAACGCGATATCTTCACTTTGAACTTACGGGTCGCTTCCCCGGCTCCGGCGAATATGCCGAAAAGCGCGCGATACCCTCGCTCAAGCAACAGCGACATACCGTGAATAACCAGACCGCTGAAGATCAGTACGATTACGCCAGTCAGTATATATTGCATAGCTCCACCTCTGAGTTATTAACCGCGCCGCGCCGACGCGGTAGCACTTTCCCGAGCGCGCACAGCGGCGCGGAGGACCGACGTCGTCAGCTTAAAAGTAGCAAAAACCCTGTCCGGTAACCCGCCAGGATCGATCCAAAAATAAATCATCGTGGCGATCGCAGAATGCCTCCACGGCGGATAGCCCGCCGTGCTATCTGGCGATGCGGTTTTACCTTTTGGGAGTATAGTTGACTGCCGTCAGCGCGTGGTATCGTGTGCCTCTCATGTACGATGGTGGATGACAGAAACGATGTTGACCTTGCTGCAGGATAAAATGGATACCCCGCTGGGGCCGTTGTGGGTGCTTTGCGACGAACAGTTTAATTTGCGCGCCGTCGAGTGGGACGAGCACCGCGATCGGATGGAAACGCTGCTCGACGTTCACTATCGCCGGGAAGGCTATCAGCGCGTCGACTGCCGCAATCCCGGCGGTCTCAGCAGTAAGCTGAGCGACTATTTTGCCGGCGATTTAGCCATTATCGAGACTCTGCCTACCGCCACCGCCGGCACCCCTTTTCAGCGCCAGGTCTGGCAGGCGTACGCGATATCCCCTGTGGCCAGGTGATGCACTACGGCCAACTGGC